AATACCTGGACGGGGCCGCGCGCAACCCGTCGGGCGCCGACCCCAAGATGGTCTCGGCCATGACCGGGGCAATTCGAGTGATGGCGGATATCAAACTCGAGTGGAGGGCTTTCAATGCTCGGGAACGCACACCGGAAAATCAGCCGACTACAACGGGGCCTCGACGAAATATTCCCGCCCGAGACAGCGACCGAGCACGATTACTCCCGCCTGGCCGACGTCCGGGGATGCATAGTTGAGCTCTCACCGCACCTGATAGTACCGGAGCACCTCGGCCCGTATCTGGACCTCATCGACGGCGCCATAGGGGCGAACCTCCGAACCGTGCTCGACGCGCCTCCCCAGCACGGCAAGACAGAGTCTCTTTTGCATGGGTTCGTCTCGTGGTGTTGCGGCGCACCGGGATACCGGCACGCTTACGCGACCTACAACGACGACCGGACGATGGACGTGTGCCGGGACTTCCGCCGGCTGGCGTTCGAGGCTGGTCTAGGGCCGTCTAGCCGGAAAGGCCTCGTGCGCCTTAACGAGGGGTCACAGGTCATGTTTACGAGCATGGGCGGTGGGCTCACGGGGCGCCCGGTTGATGGGGTGCTCGCAATCGACGACCCAATCAAGGGGGCGGAGGACGCGCGGAGCAAGCGCCACCGGGACCTGTGCGGGCGGTTTCTCTCAACGGTCGCGATCACCCGCTTGCACCCGGGAGCGAGCGTCATTGTCATGGCGACCCGCTGGCACCCGGACGACCTTTCGGGGCGGTGCATCGCCACCGGGTACGACCATATCCACCTCCCAGCCATCGCCGAGCAGGACGACGTTCTGGGCCGCGAGCCAGGCGATGCCCTCTGGCCGGAAATGCGGCCGATTGAGTTCCTGCTGCAGCAAAAGGGCGAGATGGGTGAGGACTTTAACGCCCTCTATCAGGGGCGGCCGCGGTCCGAGGGGATGAAGGTCTTTCAGGCCCCGAAGTTCTACACGGAACTCCCTCAATCCTCGTTCACGCGGGCCCACGGCATCGACTGCGCCTACACGGCGAAGAAAAGCTCCGACTGGTCGGTGCACGCCGAGATGCGCCGCTATGACGATGGTCGGTTCTACGTGCCCGACCTGACGCGCATCCAGACTACTGCCCCAAGGTTTGCGGCCCTGCTCAAGCAGAAGGTGGGCGGCGTCCCGGGGCGCGTGCGCTGGTACGCGGCGGGGGCCGAGCAGGGGGTCGCCGACTTCATCCGCGAGGCCATCCCCTACGTGGAGAGCCCACCGGCAAGCGCGGACAAGTTCGTCCGAGCTATCCGGTTCTCCGCCGCCCTCAATGCGGGCCGCGTGGTGTTCCCAGAGGGGGCCCCGTGGCTCCCCCCGGTGCTCGCCGAGCTCGAAGAGTTCACCGGCAACGACGACCGGCACGACGACGCGATTGACGCCCTGGTCGCTGCGTTCGACTGTCTGGAGCGCTCGCATAACCAGGCCCGTCCGCGTACACTCGACATCGACCCGAGGATGTAACCACATGCCCACACCCACCAAGGCCCGACGCAAGGCAGCCCGCAAACCCCGTAAGACTGTCGAGAAGCAGGCCCAGCCGACTCCGGAGCCGGAGTTGGTGGCCGTTTCCCCTACACTCACCCCCTCCCCGGGGGTCTGGCGGTATCTCGTCGAGCCGTGGCGCTGTGACACGTGCCGGTCTGCGCTTCCGGCGGCTGGCCTGGTCTATCTCCATCAGCAGCTAGGCCCGCTCTGCTCGGAGTGCGCGCTTTCCGACAGCACCGCGGGCCACGAGGCGCGCGCCATGCAGCTCGCCCGCTTCACGTCCGGGGGGTCCGGCCGTGGCTGATAACGCAGCGCTGGCCACCATCAACCAGCCCGACGCGCCGGAGGACGAGGGCCGCAAGCCGCGGGGCGTCCGTGCCCTCTACGTCCCGTGGGCCGCCGGCCTGGACGTCTCTTGGTCCGTTCCGAAGGTCCGTTCCACCCTGCTCAGTCACGAGGAAGGAACCTTTTGGTCGTCCGCCAAGCTCGTGGATGCGATGGGGCGCGACGACCGCATCACCGCAACCCTGGAGACGCGGGTCAACGGCCTGATGTCGTCCAAGCGGACGATTGTTCCCGCCGGCGATTGGGCCAGCGCCAGGCGAGTCGCCGACGAGGTAAAGCAGAATATCGACCACTGGGTCCCGCGCGACCAGGTCATCGCCGGCCAGCGCGTCTATCACATGCTTGGGCAGTCGCTCGGGCAGCTGTCCTGGGAGATGGACTCCCGCCGGTGGACGCCCCGCCTTGTCGTCTGGGAGCCGCAGTTTCTGCGTTACAACCGCTTCGAGCGCAAATACATCGCCACCACCCGCGAGGGCGAGGTCTGGATAGACTTCGAGTCCGGGCAGTGGGTTCTGCTGTCCGACGGCGACCGGCCGTGGATGCGGGGCGCGGTGCGCTCGCTGTCCACGCCGTGGCTGACCCGCCAGTGGGCCTGGCGCGACTGGAACCGGTACAACGAGCGGCACGGGCTTCCCATCGTCAAGGGGATGATACCGGCCATGAGCCCGGCCGACGTCAAGGACGACTTCGAGACGGCGCTTAGCTCGATGGCAAGCAAGACCACTGTTCAGCTGCCCCAGAACGTTGACGGCCAGGGGGCCAGCTATGACGTGGACCTGCTCGAGGCCAAAGACGGAGCGTACGACACGTTTCCGAAGGTCATCGACGCGGCTAACGTCGCTATCGCCGTGCGCCTGCTCGGTCAGAACCTCACGACCGAGGTTCAGCGCGGCTCCCTGGCGGCGGCGGCGGTTCACGGCCAGATTCGCCAGGATTACGCCGAGTCCGACGACGCCCAAGAGGCCGAGTTTGAGTTCGCCATCATGCGCCATTGGGCGCGGTTCAACGGTATCGCGGAGCGCGACTTGCCGACCATCCGGTACGCGGTGGAGCCGCCGGCCGACACCCAGAACACGGCCTCGGTAATGAAGACGCTCGGGGAGGGCCTGCTTAAGCTCGGCGAGGCGGGGGTGCGCATCACGGCGGACAGTAAGGCGGAGGTGTTCGGAGAGCTCGGGCTAGAAATCGAGCACGAGGGCACGCGATCGCGGGCCAATCTCGACGAACTGCCCGCGGCCCCGTCCGGGCGCTCTGAGATACGCCTGGCGAGCGGAGACGCAGCCGAGGGAGACACCGGGTTTGTGACCGGCCAACTCTACGTGGACGACCTCATGGTGGACGGCGTCGAGGCGCTGGCGGAGCCCATGCAAGCACAGCTCGAGCGCAGCCGCCGGGCTGCCGCAGGCGCCGCCACCGTCGCCGAAGCCCGCGACGCCATCGGCCGGGAGCAGGAGCGCCCGAGCCCGTCGGAAAAGCAAATCCGGGAGTCTCTCGCCGCTATTCTTGGCATGAGCGCGCTGGGCGGCATCGTGGCTGCCCGTCCCCAGGAGGACTTGGGCGGCGTCCCGCGTAGACTCGACCAGTACGACGAGGCACTAGCGGCACTGAACGCCCGCGCACGCATGCAGCCGGACGCTATGGCTAGGTTGCTGGCCCGCGCCGACGAGATGGCACGAATCCGAGCGGCCGCGCTCCGCGCGCAAGCCGCTCAGCGCGTTCTGGACGAGGTCAAGAAAACCGAGACCGACGGCCGCGCCATCCGCGCCGCGGCGAACACTCCGGAGATAGACCGGGAGTTCGGGGCCGGGGGCAACCGCGGCACGCTGGCGGTGCGCATGGCCGGGCAAGAGGCCTACAACATGGGCCGCACCGACGGGCTCGAGCGCGACGGGGCCACGTGGCTGCGCTTCGACGCTATCCTTGACTCGGTCACGACCCCCGTCTGTCGGGAGCGGAACGGGATAACTCTCCCGGCCGCCCACCAATGGTGGGACTACAACACGCCTCCGATGCTCTACAACTGCCGGAGCGCTATCCGCCGCGTGGACGCGCCGTCGGACCCAGGCGCCATGGTGCGGATGCCTGACGCCAACCCGCCCCCAGGATTCGGGCTCTCCGACCCGCTCGTCTGGCGGCCTCAGCCGGACGGCTTCGACCAAGCGGTCTACGGTCCATTGCTCGAGCGCATGGGTCCTGTCAGCCGCGCGTAGACTTCCGGGCTTGCGGGAATCGCCGGGCTCGCCCATGATTGGGGCGATGCCGGCCGTCGAATATCAGAATCTGCCTATCAGCAAAGAGGCCCCGATTCTCCCGGACGGGAAGACAGAGGCCGACGTACTGGACGCGGTTCTGGGCGGTGAGACCCTGGACACCGAGAAGGGCCGCACCCGCATGAAGCGGGTCCACCTGTGGTGGGATGGCGAGGGGACGACCCGCGCCGGCTACAAGCTACCCGTCGGGCGCCTGGTCGAGGGCACCCCGACCGCGGTGTGGCGGCAGGTTCAGGCGGCAGCGGCTGCCGTCAACGGCGCGCGCGGGGGTGTGGACATTTCCGATGCTGACAAGCGCGCGGTGTGGGCGAGCGTTATGCGGTACTACGACAAGGCCGGCGTGGAGCCAGACGAGCGGCCCACGTTCAAGGGTGACGAGCTCGAGGGCGAAGTGGCCTTCTCAGAGCTCGAGCTAGACGCGTCCGCCGGTCTGCCGACGGAATTCCGCATCTTGAAGGCGGGCGAGAATCTCGCCATCAAGAAAGGCGACGAGATTCTCCTGATGTTCGATGCGCTCGCGCGGAACGCTGTGCAGGAGCGACTCGACAAGCGTGGAAACCGCCCCATCCCGTTCGACTTCGGGCATCGGATGGTCAAGCCGCTGTCTGAGAGGTCCGAGGACGACGACCGCGCGGTGGGCTGGCTCACCCCGGAGATTCGCGGCGGCGAGCTGTGGGCGACGAACGTGGAGTTTGGTTCGGAGGCAACGAAGCGCCTCAAGAATCGCGAATTCCGCTACTTCTCGCCCGTCCTGGGGCTTGACGTGAGCAAAGATGGTATCGTTAGGCCTACCAATCTCCAGAACGTGGCTCTGACAAACCTGCCGGGGCTTCAAGATGCTCAACCGCTGGTCGCCAGCGATGAGGACGGAACCATGGATGAATCCAAGAAAATCACCCTAACGCTGGACGAGTTTTCTGCGTTGCAGGGGGCCAAGGACGAGAACGTGAAGCTTGCGGCTCGCGTCGTCGAGCTCGAAGAGCGCGAGACCGTGCGCGCGAAGGAGGCCGAGGCGGCCAAGGTCGAGAGCTACATTGCTGAGCTCACTTCCGTGGGCAAGCTTCCCCCGGCCCAGCAAGAGTGGGCTCGTGGGCTGTCGCTGTCGGAGCTCGAAGAGTTCGCTCTTCGCGCCCCCGTGATGGCGCCACCCGTGGCGAAGCCGCCCAAGGCGGACTCGCCCGAGACCATCGAGCTCAGCGACGAGGAAAAGGCCGTGGCGAAAGTCATGGGTACACCACTGGATAAGGTACGCGAGACCAAGCGGCTCGCACTGGCGGAGGCTGAATAATGGCGGCACTAACGGCAAACCGAGACACGCGGCAGCGGGCCTCGCAGTATTTCCTGCAAAACGAATTCTTCATCGCGGCCGGCGAGGTGCTCTATCAGGGCGCGCTTTGCTGCCTAGACGCGAACGGCCGTGTGGTGGCCGGCGCCGGCGCCACCACGCTCACGCCGCTGGGCCGCGCCCAAGAGAAGTACGACAACTCTGGAGGCCTGGATGACGCTTTCCTCGTGAAGGTCACGTCTGGCATCTACAAGTGGGAGAATTCGGCCGGCGACGCCATCGCCAGCGCTCGAAAAGGGCTTCTCTGCTACGTCGAGGACGACCAGACCGTGTCCGCCAGGGACGGCGTCGGCACTCAGTCGCCCGCCGGCTACGTCTATGACGTGGACACCGATGGTGTCTGGGTCGCAATGCTCTACCCGGTGCCCTCTGTCTAAAAGGACTGACCCATGCTGATCACACCCGATACCCTAAAAGCACTGGAAACAACGCTCTCGACGGAGTT